TTACACCCTCGTTGTATGCGACCTTTCGCAAATTGAACCAAGGGTTCTTGCGTACCTCGCGGACTACCAACCCCTACTGGAAATCTTTGCATCGGGACAAGACGCATATGCGGCGTTTGGTGCGCAGATGTTCGGTATCCCTGGACTTAACAAGAAAGACCACGCAGACCTCAGACAGTCAGCCAAGTCCGCTCTACTCGGATGTGGGTATGGCATGGGTTGGGCTTCATTCTCTGCACAGTTACTTACAGGCTTTCTAGGCGCACCACCCACACGCTACGACAAAGCGTTTGCCAAGCAGTTGGGGGTAACTTCACAAGACATCGCTGACTTCCTTGGTTGGGAGAAAAACCTTGAGATGATGGCGGGTATACCACGCACTTGCACAGATGATGAGTTGTTGGTGCACTGCGTGTCTGCTAAAAAGATTATCGACATCTACCGAAGCAGAGCAAGAGAAGTTGTTAGCTTTTGGGATTTGTGTGGTGGGCTAATTAAGCACAGCTTAGCTGACGGAAAAGAATACACGCACAAGTGCTTGACATTTTCTAAAGAAAGCATAAGATTACCAAGTGGGTTGTCTTTACGATACCCTGACTTAACTGGTTCGGCTGATGAAAAAGGTCGTGTTCAGTGGCATTATGGCGTCGATAAAAAGAAGCTATACGGCGGTAAGGTAGTAGAAAACGTGGTGCAAGCAGTTGCACGTTGCGTCATGACAGACGGCATGCTCAGGATACAAAAGAGGTATTCCTGCGTATTAACCGTTCACGATGAGGTTGTAGTGTTAGTTCCCGAGGACGAAGCCAAAGAAGCAGAGGCTTGGGTTTTAGAGCAGATGGTGGCAGACCCACCATATATGAAAGGAATCCCGCTTGATGCGGAAACAGGCTGTAACAAACGATATGGAGAAGCAAAATGATGCCAATACCCAAAGAAGTAACGGTCGGTAAGACCAAAATCAAGATCAATCAACCAACGTCGCTTATGGTACGCGGTAAACCATGCAGAGGTTGTTTTTGTCGCTCAGACAACAGCATTGATGTAGCAAGAAAAGATATACAAGGCAACTTCTTCAGTAGAGAAGAGCGCAGAGAAACGTTTTGGCATGAGATTACTCACGCCATACTGCACGACATGAAGAACAAACTAAGCTACGACGAGAAGTTTGTAACCGCCTTCTCTCAGCGTTTAGACCAAATCGTCAAGACTGCGAGGTTCTGATGAAAATTAAATGGTCGCACTCAGGGCTTAAAGACTTCGAGGGTTGTGCAAGACGTTACCACGAAGTTAAGGTTCTTAAGAACTACCCGTTCACAGACACTACGCACACTATCTACGGCAAGCAAGTGCATGAAGCGGCTGAACTATACGTACGTGATAGCGTACCATTACCCCCTGAGTTTGACTATATGCAACCCACCCTAGACGCACTGCTTAAGAAGACAGGGCGCAAACTGACCGAGCACGAGATGGGGCTTAAGGAGGATTTGTCGCCTTGCAGTTTTAACGATGCAGGTGTGTGGGTGCGTGGCATAGCTGACTTGCTAATCATTGACGACGATGGGCTCAAAGCTAGAGTGGTGGACTACAAGACAGGCAACGACAAATACCCTGACCGCGACCAGTTAACCCTGATGTCTTTGATGGTGTTTGCCCACTTCCCCCACATCCGTCAAGTGAACTCGGCTCTGCTATTCGTTGTAAAGAACTCGATGGTCACACAAGTGATGACCGTAGAAGAGAAAGACGAGCATTGGTGGCGCTATCGGGAGAGGGTAGCCAAGCTTGCTGCTTCGTACGACAATAATGTTTGGAACCCTACGCAAACGCCTTTATGCGGTTGGTGTCCTGTCAAGACATGTGAATTTAACCCCAAGCACTAGGAGAACAAAATGGCAACAAAACGCAACTACGCACAAGAATACGCAAACTACGACGGCACCGAAAAGGTAAAGAAGAAGCGCGCGCAACGCAACAAAGCAAGACGTATGCTTGAGCGTGAAGGTGTGGTACACAAAGGCGACGGCAAAGACGTTGACCATAAGAAACCGCTAAGCAAGGGTGGCACAACAGTTCGCTCTAATTTAAAAGCCGTACCCGCATCAGCAAACCGCTCATACAAGCGCACGTCAAAGGGGGCAATCAAATAATGGGCATATCAGACGAAGACTATGCAAAGGCTCTTAATGAACACTACCAACAACAAGCACAAGCAATAATAAGGGAACAAGAGAAACAACGAATGATGGGGGCACACACAACCACAGGAGCACTGCATTACCCAGCACAACAAGCAACCATAGGTATTAAACCGTTGCGAGAACAAGACCTAAAGCATGACGCTATGCAAGCGCCGTTAAGTTCGTTGGCTGATATGTGGACAATGCGTTGGGATAACCAGTGGGTCAACGAAACTGAGTTTATGGACGATGACTTTTGGAGGCTTGCATTAATTCGCTTGCTTGGCGCTAACAAATTAGAAAAACATAACTTAGTAAACCAGTATCACGCGGTTTACAGAATCATCACTTAACATGCAGATCATAGAAAACAAAGCGTTGTTATTTAAGACACGCAATCCTGAGAAATACAGCATCATCCCCCGCCACAAGATTGTTAGCGAGAGCAACGGCACATACGAAGTAGCGGTGCACTGGGGGTTAGATGAAGTGCGCGTGCTTCGCAACCTAGGTGTGAAGAACCCCCCATCGCCCATCACCGCCAAGTACAACTGGCCCGGACGCTTCAAACCATTTGTTCACCAAGTCGATACATCATCGTTCTTGACAATGAATCGCAGAGCGTTTGTGTTTAACGACCCCGGAACTGGCAAAACGTTCTCAGCATTATGGGCGGCTGACTATCTGATGAATCTTGGGCAGGTGCGTAGGTGTTTGATTCTATGCCCCCTGTCTATCATGCACGACGCATGGATTAGCAGTATAGGCAAGAGCGTCATTCATCGCTCAGTTATCGCGGCTCATCACGTCCAAGCAACACGTCGTATAGAAATGGTGCAAGGTGACTACGAGTTTGTGGTGGTTAACTACGATGGATTGAACCTAATTGCAGAAGAGATTATTAACGATGGTCGCTTTGATTTAGTTATCGTGGACGAAGCAAACGCATACAAGAACGTAAGCACCAAACGTTGGAAGTCGCTCAACAAGATATTAAAGCCTGACACCATGCTTTGGATGATGACTGGCACTCCTGCATCACAGTCGCCTGTCGATGCTTACGGCTTGGCTAAGTTAGTGAATCCTAACGGCGTACCCAAGTTTGCTACTGCATGGCAAGATAAAGTCATGGCTAAAGTCAGCAAGTTCAAGTGGCTACCCAAACCCAATGCGCAACAAGAAGTGTACAACGCGTTGCAACCCGCAATTCGATACACCAAAGAGGAATGTACCGACCTACCGCCTGTGCTTACCGAGACCCGCGAAATACCTTTGACTGCACAACAAGTTAAGTATTACCGCTTGCTCAAAGACAAGATGGTGCTACAAGCCGCAGGCGAAACAATCACAGCAGTAAACGCCGCGGCGGGTGTATCAAAGCTACTTCAAATCTCTGCGGGAGCGGCTTACACAGATGAGAAAGAGGTAGTTGAGTTTGACTGCGCGCCTAGGCTGAACGTGCTACTTGAAGTTCTTGAAGAGACTAGCCGTAAGGTTATTATCTTTGCACCGTTTAGGCACAGCATTGAAACGATTTCTACTTTCTTGCAAAGACACAACGTAGATTGTGAAGTGGTGCATGGCGACGTTGGGGTCAACAAGCGCACAGATATTTTCAAGCGCTTCCAAACTACTGATAAGCCACGCGTTTTAGTAATTCAACCGCAAGCGGCATCACATGGTGTAACATTAACTGCGGCTGATACTGTAATATTCTACGGACCAGTTATGTCTGTAGAGACGTACTTGCAGTGTATTGCACGAGCAGATCGTATTGGGCAAACCAGCACAAACGTAACGGTGATACACTTACAAGGTAGTGAAATAGAAAAACGAATGTTTGCACAACTTGAGAAGCGTGTCGAAGGACATGACCTCTTGTTGAGTCTGTATAGGGAAGAAATTAGTTCTTAGTGAAAACCCTATTTCAGTTGTAACGTCGTCTCTATAGGTGTAAAATATTTTACAAAGGAGCATATAAATGCCAAACGAAGATGAAGTAATACCGCTAGATAAACTAGCGCGTGTGTATCGCAAGATATATACAAAAGTTCAAGAACTGACTCAAGAGTACGAGAGCCAAATCGAAGAGCTTAAAGCCAAACAAGATGAGATCAAGAACGCCATGAAGGACCAAATGATGGCGCTTGGAACTAACTCGGTGCGTACGCCCGAGGGCACAATCATCTTGTCTCAAAAGACTCGCTACTATACAGACGACTGGGATTCATTCAAGACGTTTGTCGTGGAGCATGACGCGTTGGATTTGTTTGAGAAGCGCATAGCGCAGAAGAACATGGCAACGTTCTTGGAAGAGAACCCCGGTGTAGTTCCTGCGGGTTTGAATTCAATGTCTGAGTATGCAGTAACTGTTCGTAAACCAACTAAATGAAGGAAACATCATGGGCGAAATAGCCAAATTTAATCCTGCACAAGTACCCGCCTTTGCTCGCAAAGGTGAATTATCCGATCTTGCCAAAAGCCTTGCAGGTGGCGTAGGCATAAACAGCAAACGCATTTCTATCAAGGGCGGTGTATTCCGCTTGATGGCTGACGGTAAAGAGATTACATCAATCGACGACCGCCACCTTGATGTTGTGATTGTTAATGCAGCACCAAAAATCAGCCGTACATTCTATGCAGGCACATACGAAGAAGGCGTCAACAAAGCGCCTGACTGTTGGTCTGCTGATGGTGAGAAACCTGATGCAAGCGTTGAAGAGCCACAAGCTAGTGACTGCGCATCATGCCCAATGAACGTTAAAGGTTCGGGTCAAGGCGATTCCAAAGCCTGCCGTTTCTCTCAGCGTCTTGCAGTGGTTCTTGCCAACGACATTGGTGGTGATGTAATGCAGTTGACTTTAGCGGCTACATCAATCTTTGGTAAAGAAGAAGGCGACAAGCGCCCACTACAAGCGTACGCACGTTACCTTGCGGCACAGAATGTTAGCCCTGAGATGCTTGTTACACGCTTACGTTTTGATACCAAGGCGGCAGTACCCAAGTTGTTCTTCCAACCAGTGCGTTACTTAGAAGAAGACGAGTATGCAACGGTAATTGAGAAGGGTCAGTCTGTAAGCGCTAAAAACGCAATCACAATGTCTGTATCCAAGCCTGCTGACAAGCCACTACAACTTGAAGGTGCAAAGCCTGCGGCTAAAGCCAAGGTAGCGCAAGTTGAGGTTGAGACTGACGATGTTGACGAGCCTGAGAAACGCAAGCCAGCTACAAAGCCAAACGCTGTTCCGCAGAAAAAAGCCAGTAGCTTAGCCTCTACCGTTGAGGAGTGGGATGATGAATAAGCTGATTCTTGGAGTTGTTTTATCATTAACCGCTCTCTCGGTTTACGCACAATGCAGAACTTCAACAATCATGACGCCTGATGGCAGAATGGTCGTCTGTACAACGTGTTGTGACCAATGGGGTAATTGCAACAGTACTTGTTTTTAAGGACGGGGGCGCAAGCCCCCAAACAAACATGGCTTATTCAGAAGAAATCAAACAAGCAACAAAACAAGCGCCTAAGTCTTTGGGAAACCAACTTGGGCGGTGGGCTATTCATCTAGACTTCCCAGTCATTGAGATAGCCAAATTTACAGGCGCAACAAGGCAAACGGTATACAACTGGTTTAAGGGTAGCGAAGTAACGCCCTCATACAGAAATAGCGTAAGTTCTTTGTTGAACATTTTATCCACAAGTCATTCAGCAGAAGAGGCACTCAGAAAATGCATACGCAAATAAACCCTACGTCACTATCTAAAACCGAATGGCACTTAACTAAACGTATCAAATAACTCAAGGGGTATCACATGGCGTCGCAGGAATTCCTAGCGACTGTGCTACCGTCTTCGGGTCTGTATTGCACCGTTGAAATAAGCACAGCAAAAAGAGAGCACGTGTTTGTCGACACAATCGACGAACTGTATAGTGCTGCCATGGCGTTTGACGCAAAGGGATACAACGCATTTTTCGCGCTTGCATCGTTTAGTGCCAAAGAACGTAAGGCAGAATCGGCAGTAAAAATTAAGTCGCTGTTTTTGGATATTGATTGCGGAGAAGGAAAAGAGTATCCCAACAAAGCTGAGGCAGCTAAGGCATTAGATTCATTTATAACAGAAAGCGGACTTGCTTCGCTAGGCTCTCCTTGGATTGTTTCAAGCGGGGGTGGGCTACATGTCTATTGGCCTTTCACCGAAGAAGTAACCATTGAAGCTTGGAAACCTGTTGCAGAGAACCTCAAACGGCTTTGCAGAAAGCAGGGCTTTAAGATTGATGCCGCAGTTACGGGCGATGCGGCTAGGGTGCTACGGGTGCCTGATACGCACAACTACAAACAAGAGAAGCCACGCAAGGTAACGATCAAGCATAAAGGCGACGTGTTTGATTTTGAGACGCTTTCTACGACCCTGAGAGACCTAATCGGGCAGTCGGCATACGAAACCATAGCGCCTTTGCAAATCCCCGGCAAACGCCCCAAAGCCCCTCCAACAGCCAATAGCGTAAAGCTAATAGAGAACAGCATTACATTCTTTAAAACTATCGGCGATAAGTGCGGGCAGATCAATTATTACCGTGAGAACGCTACCAAAGACGGCATGGAACCCCTGTGGCGTGGCATCCTCAGCATAGCTAAATATTGCGACGATGGAGAAGAGGCAGGCTTGGCAATCTCAGCCATGCACCCTTACGAGATCGACCGCCATATGGAGAAGTGGAACGCTATCAAGGGTCCGTATGGGTGTCTTAAGTTTGACGAAGCTAACCCCGGCATCTGCGAGAAGTGCCCACACTTTAGCAAGATTACCAACCCACTAGCCCTAGGCAGAGAAATTAAGGTTGATAACGCTCCCAAGGAAGTCGTTGTGGAGAAGGCTGAAGATACACCAGAAGCTGAGGCAAAAACCATAACCCGCCCCACACCGCCCAAGAATTTCAGCTACGGCGCTAACGGTGGTGTCTTTATGGACAAGCTACTGGACGACGAGGACGGCAAGAAATCGCGCAAACAAGTCATGCTACTACCTTACGATCTGTTTGCGGTGGACATTCTTAACAACGAGGGCGATCACTTGGTGCATATGATTGCTATGCGCCCCGAAGGAGCTATTGATATATTGCTTCCTCAGAAATCTGTTGTCAGTAAAGATGAAACGGTTAAGGCTTTGGCTAATCAGAACATCATCGCCTCGTATGGTTCAGGTAACGACAAGAATCTGTTTGAGTATGTGCGTGGTTGCGTAGAGTTTGTAAGCGCCAACAAGCGTGCAATCAAGGTGCCCACTAACTGCGGGTGGCAAGAAGACAAGTCGTTTGTATACAACAGCACCGTGTACTATCAAGGCGGCAAGGAAGTGTATGTACCGACCCCTGCTTTGGACAACA